CTGCGGACGAATATGACTCTTCTGGGTCAGAGACGTCTGAGCCGGATGATCTTCTAGAGCAGGAGACCATCGGGCCAATCCGTCGTCGAAAGACGCTTTCGAAACGGATTAAGTATGAGGACCCGTGGAAGATCCACGCTGCCCATACTCTGGCAAAACTCAGAGGCCTTGAAGGTCCTGAGATTGTCACGTGGTCCGGAGACGGCATCCGTCTCCAGGACCCGCTCCCACCTAGGATCCTAGGATCTAAGTGGGATGGATCTATGCGGAACAAGATACGGTTCCACAAGATCGCGACAGATGAAGTGAAACTTCACGTCATCTATCGACACACTCATTGGGGAGTTAGACTCTCCAAGGAATGTGCGGACAAAACTGGTGAATTTCACCACTTTGCCCGAACCCTCAAGAACCGAATTAATCGGTTCTTAAAGGGTAAGTCTGATCCCATCTGGACATCCGATGAGAAACAGGCTATAGCTCCGTCTGGGTATCGAAACCGAGACAGGAGTTCACGGGCTTTAAGGCTTATCGAAGTCTTAAAGACCGTTGACGGGATCTTCGTACAGAGGTACTTAGCAAATCCCGCCGAAGTATGGACATGGGAAAGATTCGACATGTTCACACTTGGGACTCTATCCCTATTAATAGGAGACGAGTTCCTCGATGGCGAGCTCTCCGAGGAGTGCATCGACATCCGCACTTCCTATGCCACACTTAAGTGGTCTAGGAAGTGGTTTAAGCAGGTATCTCATAGAGATGTGCTTAAAACCACCACATCCCCGCCCCGTGAAGGGCAGGAATGGGTGAGGCTGCTTTGGAGAACTTGGAAAGTTCTTCAAGCAGCTCAGGGATACGAGCGCTTATTGATTATAGGCGTTCTATCCCAGACTAGGGGTTGTGGAACTCCACCACCTCTAGTCGTACTTCAGTCGAAACGGAAATTTATTCAAACCGTTTCGCTGGAGCCGCCGCCGGAGACTCATACAATGAGAACTCTGCGGCGTCTGGCAGTAGAGGAGGTTATCAAGAACCTCCCTGCTGCCGCTGTGACCGGACTCTCGACTAAGTCGAGGGTAACGATCACGTCCGCCGCTTGCTGGGAACGTACCCGGAAGGAAGGCGGAACGACAGAGCAGATCAAACAGATCTTAGCTTCTGTCGACCCAATGTCGCAGGTCCGAATTCGGAACCTCGACACTGGAGGGGTCGAATCCTGGAAATTTCCAGAAGAATTCGACTCCGTCGGAGAGTTAATATTTTGGGTCTGCTTAGACCAAACTCTCCGAACACCACGTGAGGAGCTTCGTCAAGCTTTCCTTACAGTGGTGCGCGAGCCTGGTAAAGCTAGAAGCGTTACCAAGGCTCGGGCTTGCCTCAAGATCGTTCTCGATCTTGTAAGCAAGATCTGCGCAGAACCCTTAGCAAAGGGTATTCGCAGTAGTCAATCGGGGATGACAGCGTCAAACCACGGTTGGAATCTCTTCAACTCATTCTCGAATGAGCAGGAGAGACGGGAAGTCTTCTCCCTTTTGCAAAGGGAGGAGACCTCCTTCGAAGGCTATGTCGAAAGGACAGACACCTTCGAAGACCTCTTCATATCTTCTACAGATTATGAAGAGGCGACAGATTCCTTGCGACACGATGTCGCAAAGGATCTGGGATATGCATGGATGGTCAAATGTGGCATCCCTGCAGTCCTTCGTGGTATTGTAGTAGAAACCTGCTACAAACCACGAAAAGTCTTCTTCAAGGCCACTGGCCTTTTAGGAGACTTGGGTAGTAGCGAGCCCCTTATGGGGCCCGAAATTCGATCTACTACCCTTCGTCAAGGTGTCCTCATGGGGGATCCCTTGACGAAGCCGGTTTTACATTTAGTTAATGTGACCACCCGGCTCTTGCAGAATCGGATCAATGATCCGGATTTCTACAAGCAACTTCCTAACTATAACCAAATAGCGGAAGTTCTCGAGAAGTACAACAATTAAGTTGTCCCCTCGAGCTATCCCGGTCGCACCATTTGAGAGGTGTCCCAGGGTAACGTATAGCCCCTAACTGGGGAGCATT